CAAATTAGAATTGCATCATCAAAAACAAACGCAGAGTTAGCAACACCTGTTTTTATTAATACAATCGCATCTGTTAATGATGAATTTAATATTATCAGTCGTGTATCAGATAAGAATCCAAATGATAAGGGACATCCCATTCAATATGATACGACTAAAAATCAGTGGTTTATCCACGTAATCAATGAAAATGGAACAAATAGAATTCATAATGGTTCATCAATTTATGCAGGTGCAGAAGATCTTGATATTACATACTTCCTTAGAAGGGATGACGACAGAAGTATTGATGAAAAAGTTTACAAGTTAAGATATGTTGTTCCAAAGGAACTTGTTAACGCAAGAGATCCTATTGAGGGATTTGTTCTTCAAGATTCAAGTTCAACAAACGTTACTGCAAATACAGACTTCACAAAACCAACATTAACATCAAATGATTACGAATTTGACCGTAACACCAGATTTATATCTATGCTCACGTTTGATAGTGGAACTAATAAAGTAACATTACGTTCAGATAAACCTCACAACGTTAATGTTGGAGATCAAATAATTATAAGAAATGCACAAAGTTCAACTAACTCTGATGGAGTTGAGAATAAAGGATATAATGGTACATTCTTAGTTACAGATGTTGATAACGACAAGCAATTCAAGTATTCTAATACCGATACTTTGGGTGCAGTCCATACTGTAGGAACATTTACTAATACAACACATACACGTTCAACACTTCTTCCTAGATTTGATCGAAATGATAATAAGGATAATTTATTCATCTATAGATCCGAAGTAATCACACCTTATATACAGGGTGTTCAAGATGGTATCTATCATTTATTTGTATTAAACGGTGATAATGCAATGACTGATGCATCAAATCAGTTTGATACAGACACATTTAATCAAAACATAGTTAACCTTTATCCAGAATATGACCGTGATAATGTAGATGATAATCCTCAAGAGGCAACTTCTTATGCAAAGAGATTCCCTATTGGAGATGTCGTTACTAATGACTTGAAGAAGAGTATTACAAGAGAAACAACTAACAAATTCCTTGAATCCTTTGATGCAACAAACACAATTAGTGCTGTTACTGACAATACAACAACAGCTGATTTAACATTTACTGAGCAGCACGGACTACAGGCACTGAAAACTCATAATACAATCGTTGCTGGAGGAAGTGGACATACTAATGGAGTATATCATAATATTAAACTCTTTAATTCAAATGGTACAACGTGGGACGGAGCAACTGCTGACATTACTGTCACAGGTGGAGCAGTTTCTTCAGTTGAGAGAATTTCTTCAGGTGGTTCTGGTTATACAAATGGTGAAGAATTATTCTTCGATACATCATCAGTTGCAACTGGTGGTATTGCAGGTTCAATAGGTGCGAAAATTAATATTGTAACTGCTGGTATTTCATCTGCCACAGGTAATTATGTTCAAGTTACTGGTCTTTCTACTGGAACTGATGCATATTATCGTATTAATAGTGTACCTGCAACAAATATTGTTAGTGTTAAAAAGACTGCTAGTGACACCATATTGTCTGGTCAGCAGGTAATTGATTTAGGTCCTTGGGTATCAGTTTCATCTGCATCACAAAGTGGTGCTGATACCACATTTAATACTACGGAAGCACATGGATTAATGGTTGGTAATTCCTTTAGGGTACTAACTGCTGCTGACGTAAATGCGGGGGATTTTGTTGTAAAATCAGTTGTTGATGTTGATACCTTCACAGCAACAACAAATTATGCTGCTGGTGCATTATTAAACAGTACCACAGCACCAAAATATATTCTAAAACACGGATTATCTGCAAACGAAGCATTATCATCAACAGGTGGTGAAAATGTAGGAGTACGAGGATTATCTTTCTTTGATCATGAAACATTAAAAGCAAATGTTGCAATTGGTTCTTCTGATACATCATTTGCAGTTAAATTACCAGACGGATCTACAACTGCTTCACAAATTATAGCAAGATTCCCTCTAGGTTCTTATCTGCAAATAGATGGTGAGATTATGCGTGTTGCTGCTGATACACTTACCAGCGGAAAAATATCTGTGATTCGTGGTGTATTAGGAACTATTAGTTCTACACATCCAATCAATTCTAAGATTAAGAAGGTCAAACCATTAGCGATAGAATTTAGACGACCATCCATACTTAGAGCATCAGGTCATACGTTTGAGTATCTTGGTTATGGTCCAGGTAACTATTCAACTGCTTTACCACAGTTACAGAACAGAACTCTATCAGAGAGAGAAGAGTTCCTATCACAGTCACAAGAAACATCTTGTGGTAATGTTGTTTACACTGGTATGAATGACAAGGGTGACTTCTATATCGGTAATACTAAGATCTCATCTTCAAGTGGACAACAAACTACGTTTGATATCCCAATTCCTACAATCACAGGTGAAGATCCAAATAGATTAAGTATCGTTGCTGATGAAGTCATTGTAAAAGAAAGATTATTAGTTGAAGGTGGAACATCTAAACAAATATTATCTCAGTTTGATGGTCCTGTAACCTTTAATAGTGATGTCAGATTATCAAATGCCACCAAGAAATTGGATGTTGTTGGTAATGTTAATATCGCTGATACTGGTAAATTAACAGTCAATAGTCTTGTTGATTCATCAAGTGTAACCACAGGTGCATTAGAAGTAAAAGGTGGTGTTGGTATTGCAAAGAATCTTTATATCGGTGGTAATCTTGTTGGTGATGCATCGGATTTATCTGGATTTAATAATGTTACTGCAACTGCTTTCTTTGGTGATGGTGCTGGTTTAACAAATACTGGTGCTGATTTAAAAACTTCTGGTACAAATGGAGATGAGCAAAGAGTTATTCTATCTCATCTAACAACAGGCACAATGACACTTGCCACCACTGATGTTGATTTATCATTTGTGTCATCATCAAATACGCTTAAAAGTACAAACTTCTTAGGTAACTTGACTGGTAATGTAACTGGAAATGTCACTGGTAATGTTACTGGAGATGTTACTGGTGATTTGACTGGAACTGCATCAAGTGTAAATCTATCTCTTGAAACATCTGATAGTGATTGCAACGTAGTATTTGCAAAATCCCAAACTGGTAGTCAAACATTACATTCTAATGTTGGTCTTAAATACAATGCTCTTAGCGGACATCTTACGGTTCAAAAAGACATCATATCAAACGATGGATTCTTGCATTTACAAGGAAACAATGGTGGTGATATTCATACTGCTGGTGGAAGTGATGGCATCGCTATAATTCAGAATACCACTAATGGCGGTTCAATTAAAATTGCTGGTAAAAATAGTGGTGGTGCTGATGTTACAATCGCACAATTTAATATTGAATCTAACCAACCAATATTAAGGTGTGACGGTGACATTGTTGCATTTAATAGTTCAGATAGAAATTTAAAGAATAACATCTCTGTCATACCTAATGCACTTGATAAAATAAATGCAATCAGTGGAAATACATTCACTTGGAAAGCAGATACTGGATACGACTATCTCGATAATAATCAAGATACTGGCGTTATCGCACAAGAAGTTGAAGCACTTGGATTACCTGGCATCACAACTACAAGACCTGATGGAACAAAAGCAGTTCGTTATGATCGATTAATACCTGTACTCATACAAGCAGTCAAGGAACTTTCTGCGAAAGTTACTGCACTTGAGGGTTCATAAATAACTAAAAAAATAACTGATGGCGAATATTAAGAAGAGTTTTAATTTTAGAAACGGTGTTCAGGTCGATGACGACAACCTGAAGGTAAGTGCTACTGGTCTGGTTGGCATCGGAACTACTGTGCCGACAGAAGCTCTTGATGTCAGAGGTAATTTAGTAGTATCTGGTGTATCAAGTGCGGTAACAGCACAAGCAGGTGTATTGACTGTCACAACATTAAATCCAACAGAGATTATCGGTGCAGGAGTAAGTATAAAAAGTGGAATAGTTACAGCAAGTTCAGGTATAATAACATATTTTGGTGATGGTATTAATTTATTAAATCTTCCTACATCACAATGGGTGGATACGATAGTCGGTTTAGGTGTAAGTAGTATATACAATGCAGGTGGTAACGTAGGTATCGCAACTACAGCAGCATTATTCACATTACAAATTGGTAATGATGTAAATTCATCAGGACAGAAGGGTGTAGGTATTAGTTCTTTTGGTGATATAAAAGCATCTGGTATTACTACAGCAAGTGGATTTGTAGGACCATTGACTGGTGATGTTACAGGAAATGTTACTGGAAATATATTTGCCAATTCTGGTGTATCAACCTTTCATAATTTTACATTCAATTCAAATGGATTCATATTTAATGGCACAGGATCAAATGCTGGTAACGGTGGAACTCCATTCGTATTAGGGTTAAAGTCTAATAATTACCTTTGGTTGTCTGATAATTTTCAGATTCGTGTGGGTATGGGTCAGGATTTACAAATCTATCACTCAAATGATCAAAATATAATTGACGCAGCGGTTACTGGTAATCTCAAATTACAAAAAGGTGGTGTTGATAAATTAGAGATAAGTGGTATTGGTGCTTCTGTATATGGGCAATTTAATGTAGATGGTCATACAGAACTTGATCAATTAAATGTTTCTGGTGTCTCAACTTTTGTTGGAATATCAACATTCTCTGATGATGTATTTTTCCCTTCACAACTTAAAGGTGCTACAGGTTTTGAAAGATTGAATAGTGTTGTTTATGATAAATCAGACGCTTCACTTAATTTTAATGGTTATGCTTATGCTACATTTGGTGCAGATGACCCGTTCGGTAGGAAACTTAGATTATTCTCAACAACAAGTAACGCACCAGCTCCTACTGCAGGATCTTTTACCATAATTAGAGCGTTACACACAAATTTAGGTATACAATGTGGTGTAACAAGTGAAATAACTCTTGGTAGTCAAAGTGGTGAGACAATTATAAGAGTTTCACCAGCTGGTGCAGGTATCGCAACAATAAGAAATGCTGATATATCACAACAATTAACAGCTCTTAATGCAAATTGTGGCATTATCACAGCATTAGAACAATTTAATACACCAATATGTGGTGTTGGAACTGACACACCTGTAAATGATATTCAGGTTAGAAAGACAGGAGATGCTGAAATACAAATTACAAGTGATACAGGGACAGCGGGTATTACGGTAGGTCGTGAGTCGGGTACAAATAATACAAATAATGCAGAGTTTAGATATGGACATGATACAGGAGCAAATTATAGTTCTGCACAATCACTTGATATATTGAACTATGGTACAGGTAATTTCAATTATCACTTAAGTGCAAACAACGCTGGTGCGGTTGACGGTGATTTCCATTGGCATAAGGGTATTAATAATTCAACATTTATGACACTTACAGGAATTGGTGGCTCATTGGGTATTGGAATTACTAATCCTAGCACTACCCTTCATGTTCTTGGACAAGCAACAGTCAGTGGTAACGTTAATTTAGGTGGAGACTTAAATGTATCAGGAAACGCTGCCTTGAACGTTGTCGGTGATGTGACAGGAACCCTAACTGGAAATGTTAATGCTACAACTGGGGTATCAACATTCAATAGAATCGATCTTAATGTAAGTAGTTACTATGAATTTGGACAGTTATCTGCATCTGCAATCGGAATTGGCACAACAATGGGTAATAAGAAATTTGTTGTTAATGCAGATATAGATGATCAATTCCAAATTGGTGATAGTGGTAGAGTAGGAATAAAAACAGATGATCCAAATGGAAATGCGTTATTTGTAAATGGTGCTATTGTTGCATTAGATCCAATAGGAGTTGGTACAGATGAACCCAGAGCAGCGATTGATTTTGCTGATGCTGGTCAGGCAACTACGGGTCTTGCAGCGAATAGGATGTATATGGTTCCACCAAAAGTTGGTGCAGGACAAACTGCAGGATTAGTGGGTCTTGTTTCAGGTGCGATGATATACAATACAAATTTAAATAAACTTCAAGTATATAATGGAACAAACTGGGAAACAATCACAAGTGTTGAGGTAACTGGTTAATGACCATTAAATCATCAGGTTCACCACTATCATTTACTGAAATTGAATCAGAATTTGGTTCTAATCCTGGCAGAAGTTTAGGACAATACCGTTCGGATCACCCTAATTTTCAGAATAAAACTCTTGGTTCATTAAGCAATCTTCCATTAGACGCAGGTATCCCATCATCTGGCGAAATAAAATTTAGTCAATTTTATGATAAAAAATTAAATATGGTGGTTGATTATTATAATGACACAGGTACAGCAGGTGGAGAAGCAAATAATGTATTGAATCGTCAAGATAATGGTGCTAATACAATGGCAGCAACTTGGAGATATAATAATCAATCAGATCGAGTTAAAGTAGTTGGTGGTTACAGAAGTAGACCCACTGGAACCTTTGCATCAGGTACTTACAATTTATCATCGACAGCTTGGGGTGGTGGAAAAAAAGTTTTTATTAATATTAACAAGTCTATTGGCGGGGTTAAATCTGATTCTGGCACAGATCTTAATAAAGTTGCTTTGAGAACAGGTGGATGGCCATCTGGCACAACATTGCAAATAGATGTTGGATCATCAGGTAGAATACAGGGTGCAGGTGGAAATGGAAGGCAAGGTGCTACAAATAGTGGTACACCCGCACAAGCATTTGCAGGTACAAGTGCTTTAGGTGTAGAATATCCAGCACAAATCAATAATAATGGTATTATAAGATGTGGATATGGTGGTGGAGGTGGAGGAGCAGGTTCTTGGTCTGACCCTAATAAGAGTAAAACTGATTATGGACGATCAGGCGGTGGCGGTGGCGGTGGTGCTGGCATCCCTGCTGGTGATGGTGGACCTGAAAATAGTGGTGGATATGGTGGTTCTATTAGCACTGGAACTGCGGGTCAAGATGGTACATTTGACGCAGGTGGTAATCAAGGAAATGGATTTGGTGTTGGAGCAGATCATGGTGTAGGTGGTGGTGGCGGTGGTAATGGAGGAAATGGAGGAGATATAAATGATAATCCTACGGGTGGATCTGCTGGAAGTCCAAACAGAGGTGGAGGAGGCCCTGCAGGATCAAATGGTTATGGTATAATATTCAGTTCAAATTCTATAAAAAATAATAGTACAGGAGATAAGACAATATCTTCTAATCAAGGTGGAGTGGTTGTTGGAGGTGTCTTCTAGATTTAATGATTATTATTATGGATGAAGTTGTGGGTAATTCCACATTTCAAACTGATTGTATTAATTTATTACAGCAGAATAAAGAACAAACAAACGAGTCAAATTTAAAGGAAAAATGGTATTCATTGGATGAGGAACATCATTTTCAGGACTTTTGTACGCAAATGTTAAGCATTGCAGGTTCATTCTTTGACCTATCATCTTGTATGGGTTATGAATTTTGGACTCATCATAATACTAGACCAAGAGGTTGGCATATAGATCAGGATGAAAAATTAGTCAGCACAACAGGACAAACTAGATTTCCGTTGTGTTCTGTGGTATACTATGTAAAAGTAGAAAATCTCAAAGGGGGAAAGTTGCACATTGAAGATGATATTATTACACCTAAATCAAATCGTATGGTTATATTCTCTCCTAAACTAAATCATTGTGCAGAACCCTTTATGGGTGATAGAATAACTTTATGTGTAAATCCGTGGAGTGTTAAATTATGATTACTGATTTTATTGAAGTCATTGACAATGTAGTGACAACTGAGGAATGTGAGGAATATATTTCTCGTATTGAACATTATATCAGTAATAGCATAGTTTTTAAGGAGGAGGACTATTTTCATAGTAGAGATCATTATACAATAAATTTTAATAATCATAATAATAGTCAATATAATTTACTTGCAGGGGATAATTTATCTTGTAAATTTTTACCGCTGGTTAGTAAACCATTAAATGAATATCTTAAAAAATATAGTGTATTGGGAAAAGAGAAGTTATTAATTTATGATACTAAATTAAAGAAGATACCTATTGGTGGTGGTTTTCATGATTGGCATTATGAGAATAGTGGACTACAACCGTCACCTAGAAAATTAGTAGTACAATTATATCTCAATACAATAGAGCAGGGTGGTGAAACAGAATTCTTATACATCAACAAGAGAATTAAAGCACAGCAAGGCAGATTGATTATATTTCCTGCTGCATTTACACATACACATAGAGGTAATCCACCAATAGGACAAGACAAATATATTATATCTACTTGGGCAGTATCACAGGACAACAGATGAATAAATTTATAGTTAAAAAAATTAAAATGATTAAAAGTAGAGACTTAGATATATCATTATTTCACATTAATGTTAAAAAAATAAAATTAAAATGAATTCTAAAAGTGCATTTAGGAAAATAAGAGAGGAACAATTCGCAATATGCTCCTTAGAAGCAGAAAAGGGTTGGGTAGGGATAGAACCAGAACATTTAAGTTATGGTTTGTATCATTACGTTGTAAAAGGCTCTGCTAAATTCGGTGTTCCATTCAAGGATGGTTATGATTTAATCAAAAAGGGAGATTTTTATTGCACCAAAAATAAATTATATGATGCGTTTATGATGGAAGCAGTTGAGGATTTTTATATTATTGGATTTAGCACACTAGATAAAGAACAAGATTGGGATGGTATCATAGTTAAAGATAAAATAGTAAGAGTCAAAAAAGAATCAGTTTTAATATGTCTAGATGGTTCACCAATCGTAGAGGATCAAGAGTTGTCTGCTTTTGACTATGGTAAACTAGAACCTTACGAGGAATATGAAGTTGACACGACAGATGGAGTATTAGCTTTATTTACTAGGAATTGATATAGTTTAATCTCTCCTCTACACTTATGTTATTTTTATATTGATAATTGTAATTTGATATTAATTGTTGAGTATAAAAATTATAATCTTCAATTTGACTGTCTGATATTTTTGGGAGTTCATTTAAGTATGGTTTATCATATCCAACTAACATACTTGCCCAGTTGTATAAATTTAGATTTGTTTCACCGTGATGAACCCAACCATTTTTTAATTTACTTTTAATCATATCTGAGGTTATCTTAATAGAATTACTTTTATCATACGTTCTCCAATACTCCGTATCATTTCTATTTGACAAAGTGTAATGACCTAAAACATAATCCATTGTTTCACTAAGAAACTTCTTCATAACCTTACTGAATATAATACTTTCTTTGTTATCCCACTTTTTATTTTTATTAATTAATTTAGAAATATTTTTAACTGTTACACATATAACCATTATAGATGTAGCTTCAAGTGGTTCTATGAAACTTTGACCTAATCCATTACTGATAACATTCTTTACAGATATATTTTCAAGTGAACCACTATTAAATTTAACAGACTTCTTAGGTGTCCAATTATATCCTTTCGATTTCCAATATTTAATCATATATTGTTCCGCATCATTAATTGATATAAAATCATCACAAAATACATACCCAGAACCAATTTGACCCCAAGTTGGTGTTTCCCATATCCAACCATATTTTTGTGCAATACTAATCGTACTTGGTCTGAAACTTTGAGTCTTTACTGACCCCCAGACAGCAGCATTATTGATTAATTCTTTATATGGATTGAATTTTGTTAATTTATTAATTAATAATCTCTTAAATCCAGTGCAATCAATATAAAGGTCTGCATTAATTTTTGTTCCATCATCAAGTGTAAGACTTTTAACACCATTTTCATCATACTCTACATTTTTAATGGTGCTTTTAATCTCTGTATATCTATCAGGTGAAACATTATCACGAAGACTATTACCAAATTCGTGAGCATTTATGTGATAACTGTAGCCAGGATATCTATTAAAGTTAGATACACCTTGACTATTGTATGGACTCAACATCCTATCGACAAGGAATTGACTACCACCTTGACTTACGTTAAACCAATCTGAATTATATTTTTTATCTTTAAGTCTTTGATGTAAAAAATATTCAACAGAACTTAATTCTTTATTAAAAGAACTTTTACCAAATTCAGTTATAGGTGTGGAGAAGCATTGACTAGGTATGAAGTCATCAAAACTATGAAACCATCTACTACCTATATTATTAAAATTACGAAATTCTATTCCATACTTGAATGATGCCTTCGATTTTCTCATCCAATCGACTTCATTGATACCACAAGTCTCAGCAACGTGTTTTATAGTTGGTGTAGTACTTTCTCCAACACCAAGTGTATCTATCTCCTCACTATGGATAATAACTAAATCAATATTAGTTGTCGCTGCTAGATAAGCTAGGGTAATCCAACCAGATGTTCCACCACCAACGATAGCAATTTTATTCATATCTTTTACTCTTCTTTATCCCCCTTAGTTTATCCATTTTTTTGATATGTTGAATTTTCATAATTGTATGGTATAATATTATTATATCTCTTGGTGCATCAGCTTTCCATATAAATGGAAGCAGTCCATGAACTAAACTCTTGAATGATATTTTAATTAGTATAGCAGAATTTTTTATAGAGTGCCATAAATGAAACTGATAACTCCACCCAGTTTCAACTTCTAGATGATATTTTGCTTCCTTTATAATATTTTTCATAACTATCATATGATACTCTATCTATATGGATAATCAACCACAAATTTTTAACATTTTTCCTACAACAATTTATGTTGGACAGGTTGAGGGTCATAGTGATTTTAAGAATGAATTTCTCAGATTATATGATAAATTTGATTATGAAGAGAATGATATATCAAATACTGTCAGCGAAGGTCAAGTAAATCCATTAATACATCTTGAACCATCTATGGACTCTATGTTCAAGGAAATTGTAAGACATATTAAATCATATGTTTTAGATACTCTTAGGTTCAAGGATATGTTTAACTATAGTATTACAAAAACTTGGATTTCAAGAGCAAGAAATAATAAAGAGATTCCGTGGCATATACACTCTACAAGTCACGTTTCGTTTGTTTATTATGTAAACATACCCGCATACTCTCATACGACTAGATTCTTAAATCATGAGAACTACAACAGTTTATTTTTAGGTGCTAACTCGCATAATAATAATGATGATAAGAATATGATAAAAGAGTTTAACGCACTTAATTCTAAAACGTTTTATATTCATCCACAAGAAGGTCACGTTGCAATATTTCCTAGTAGGGTTTCACATGGCACTCATTGTATCAAACAAGATTTTAATGATGAGAGATTATCAATAGTAGGTGATTGTAATCTAATATTGAAAGACGAACATTTATTGCACTCAATGGGGTTGATAGATGAGAAATATTGGAAAAAATATGAGTGAAAATCTTGGAAATTATACATACCTTTGGTATGTTTGTCCGACAAGCTATAAGTAATTTTAAGACCCGACTTGCAAAAGGAGGGTTTTTGTGCTATAATAAGGGAAATATGAGGTATGAATGGTCGATTGCAAGTATATACAAGACGATTGTGTAAGATATTCAGATAATTGTAAGGAACAGTATGATTCGATAGTCACAGACCCACCCTATGGTATTGAGTATCTTGGTAATAGTTGGGATACTTATCAGAATTGTGTAGCATTTAAGAGTCAAACTTGGGAGTCGATTGCAAAGACACTCAAGCCAGGTGGACACTTGCTTATCTTTGGAGC